GTCAGATAAGGTTTCATCTCACAAACCAGGTAAAACAACCTGGCTTGGTGATTTGGAATATGATCTGAACAACTCGGAGCTTAGAGAAGCCGTTGATGAGCGTATTGAATTGGCTAAACAAGGCATTCGTGCACCCCACTTGTGGGTTGACACTCTTAAAGTTGAACGTCGTCCTATTGATAAAGTTCTTGCGGGTAAAACCCGTGTGTTTTCCGTTGGACAAATGGATTACATTCTTGCTGTGCGCAAATATTTCCTTGGATTTAATGGACATATTATGTGCAATCGTATAAATAATGAGGTAGCTGTGGGCATTAATGCGTATTCGCATGAGTGGACAGAGCTAGCTAATTATTTACAGCGTAAAGGTAAGAATGTAGTCGCTGGTGACTTTGCAAATTATGATGGAACTCTTAACCCTGCTATTTTGTTTGCTTGTTTAGATATTATTAATGATTTTTATGACGATGGTGAAGAAAATCGGAAGATCCGTCGTGTTTTGTTTGATGAAATCGTTAATTCAGTGCATATTTGTGGTTCTGTTGTGTATATGTGGACCCACTCTCAACCTTCTGGTAATCCGTTGACGACTATTCTTAATTCTATGTATAATTCTTTGTGTGTGCGTATTGTTTATTTCATGATTACTAATGATATGATGTCTTTCTCTCGTAATGTTTCCATGATTTCTTATGGTGATGATAATGTTCTTAATATTTCTGATGCTATTATTGACTTGTTTAATCAATTTACTATTTCTTCTATGATGACCCGGATTGGTATGTCCTACACTGATGAGTCTAAAGGTAAAAACGAAATCGTTAAGAGTCGAGATTTGTCTGGGGTCGAATTTCTCAAAAGGAAATTCGTCTGCAGACACGGGCGCTTTGATGCTCCGCTTGATCTTGACACTGTTTTGGAGATGACATATTGGGTGAGAGGAGATATTGATCAAGATGATTTATGTCGATCTAATTGTGAAAATGCTTTTATGGAACTTTCTTTGTATGACTTGGAGATCTTTACTCATTGGTCTCAACTTATTTATAATGCGTGTAAAAAACATAACATATATCCAACATTACACACATACAATAACATTCG